ATTACACTAAGGTTGAAGATATGCAGAAGAAAATAGATGAATACTTTAGAAAGTCAGAAGGTGAATTGTTGTTAGATAAAGAAGGAGAACCTATATTAAACAAAGGTCTGCCTATTTTTATAAGAAGTTACCCTCTTACAATAACAGGGCTTGCGCTTGCGCTTGGATTTAACACAAGACAAGGGCTTTTGAACTATCAGGGCAAGAAAGAGTTTGTGGACACTATCACACGTGCAAAACTAATTGTTGAAGAATACGCAAACACAAGACTGTTCGACAAAGAAGGTGTGCAAGGTGCTAAATTCACACTATCTAACAACTATGAAGGGTATAAAGATAGAACGGAAACCGATCTAAATGTGACATTACCATCAATAGTAATTGGAAAATAGGTTTTAAGTATTTTCAATGTATGATTCAGCTTCACTCATAGGGCGGAGACAACAAAAATGGAAATTAGACAAATTAAGATAACACCTTTGTATCATGATTATGTTATTGCTAAACCTTACAAAGTAATCATTCAGGTAGGCGGTAGATTCTCAGCAAAATCATACAATAGCGAAATAGAACTCGCCATGAACTTAGGAATAAAAGAAAATTACAAACTGCTAGTTCTTGAAGATTTAGACACAGGTCTTGTAAATGGATATTACGCAGGTCTTAAAGATAAAATCGAAAAGTTCGGCCATGAAAAAGCGTACAACATGACTAAATCTCCGGTTAAGATGATTAATAAGATTAACGGTAATGAAGCCATATTCAGTGGTTATGCGTCAGAACAGCAAAAGAAAACTGTTAAAGCTATGGATCAGATAACCGAAATAATGGTCGAAGAAGGTGAGTGGTTAGAGTATTCCGATTTCGTTAAGTTGTTGCACCAGTTGAGAGGTGGAAAACCAGAAGATAGAAAACTCACAATTTTAATGAATCCAGTTAACGAACATTGCTTCGTTAATGAGATGTTTATTGAGACTCAACCCGATAAAGTATTAGCTTATTTCCCAGGTACTAACAGACCTAAAGTATTTGAAAAAAATATAGAAACGACATTCGAGTACGATGGAAAAACGGTAACGGATACAACGACGGTTCTAATCGTGCTTTCAACACATCATGACAACCCATATTTGACGCTAGACCAAAGGGCGAGCATAGAGAAACTAAGAGAAAACGATCCGGAGATGTACAAGCAATTGGGAGAAGCTAGGTTTATAAAATCTGGTGGTACTTATTTCCATGAGTTTAAAAGAGAAACGCATGTGTGTGATCCGTTCGTTATACCAGACACATGGACAAGATACAGAGCTATTGACTACGGGCTTGATATGTTGGCCGGATTGTGGTTTGCAGTATCTCCACACAATGACATATACGTTTACAAAGAAGTACACGAACAAGATTTGATTGTGAGTGATGGGGCAAGAAGAATCAAAGAGGTAAACGGAAAGGACGAAGTTGTTTGCACATATGCGCCAACCGATCTGCATGCAAGACAAAAAGATGGTGGCAAAACAATATTTGAACTGTTCAAAACGTCAGGCGTTCCACTAACCAACACATCTAACAAAAGGATTCAAGGTTGGTATGCTATAAAAGAACTTTTAAAACTTGTGGACACAAAAGACATCGTAACTGGTAGCACTACAAAGAAACCAAAACTTATGATATTCTCTAATTGTGAGGTATTAATAAAACATCTTACTCAAATAAAGAAAGATGAAAAAGACGCTAACGATTGTGCCACAGAACCACATATTATTACTCATATAGTAGACGCTCTAAGATATTATTGCGTAACTAGAAGCGCAGATTACAAGCAAGAAAAGGTACAAAAGAAACCGGATAGCTATGATAGATATAGAGATGAAGTGACAAGGTGGTGATTTAATGGAGTTTTTACTAGGTATACTATGTTCTGCTTGTTTAGTTGAGGGTTACTTGCTAGTTAAAAAGAAACCTGTTAAAGCTAAAAAAGTAAGCAAAGAAGAAGTTGAAGAACAGAAAAGACGTGAAGCACATTTTGATTCTTTGATGAACTTCGATGCAGAAAAAGCGTATGGGGGTAAGAAATGAATGAAAACTTAAAAGAGTGGGACTTGTGGGAAGCTGGCAAAAGATTTAATAGCAGACTAAAACCACCACAGCGAGATATGATCGAAGTAAACTGGGATATGTTCGGCGGTAATCAATGGATTAACTCAGGGGCAGCTGACGATTTACCAAAGCCTGTATTTAATATCATCAACAGAATCATATCGTTTTTCGTGGCTTCGCTTACTTCAAGCGCGGTTAAAGTAAATTTTGATACAATGACAAATGTACCTATGAATGATAACGATGACCCTGGCGCTGATGTTGAAATGATTAACGCTGCTTGGGAAAACTTTGCTGAAAGAGTTAAACTTCAAGACTTAGTTAGGCAGCTTTATTTGAATGGTGCTATCGAAGGAGATATGGCGTTACATTTCTATTTTGACCCAGATCAAAAACCTTATGATGGCAAGTATTCAGATGTAAAAGGTGAAATAATGGTTGAGGTTAAGGAAAGCGGAGAAATATTCTTCGGAAATCCTAACAGTAGAGACGCACAGTCACAACCTCACATCATAGTATCTGGCAGAGCAACAGTACAAGAACTTCAAGCAGAGTATGATGAACACAATCAAGATAAATTTGAAGTTGGTTCAGATACAGATGACGAATACGATCAGATAGAACTAGAAGAAACTGACGAACTAGGAAAAGCAAGTTATGTTATCTATTACTGTAAGAAGAAATCAAAAGTTAAAAAAGTTGATATTGATGAATTTGGTGTAGAAACAGAAACAACAGAAGAAGTTGAAACGGTACATGTTTCTAAACTCATTAGAGACAGATACATCTATAAAGGCATTGATACAGGCTTAAAACTTTATCCGGTATCATTTAACAACTGGGAAAAACAACGATCTAATTATCATGGCAGAGCTTTATGTACTTCCATTGTACCTAATCAGATATTCATTAACAGAATGTTTGCTATGGCAATGCAAAATTTGATGTTAACGTCTATGCCTAAACTTATATACGATGCTGACAGATTCGCAGCAGCTCCTAGTAATCGTGTTGGTGTTGCAATCGGTATAGAAGGTATGAACCCTGGAGATAACATATCTAACCTTATGAAGTATCTTGAACCCGGAAATATGTCAACACAAGTTGCACAGCTTATCGAAATGTCAATCGAGTTCACAAAGGATATGTTAGGCGCAAATTCAGCGCTATTGGGTTCTGTTAATCCTGAGCAAGCAAGCGGTACTTCAATTACTATTGCTGCTAGACAATCAGGCGTACCTTTAGAGAATCCAAAGAATAGCATGTATGAGTTGCTAGATGACTCAGGCAGAATATTCCTAGACATGGTATCTAATTACTACGGTGAACGTCCTGTAGTTGTAGAAGCAGAAGATGGAAGAACCGTAATAACGTACGACTTTGAAAAGTTAAATGATATCTATTTGACAACGAAAGCTGATGTAGGTGCCACAACTTACTGGAATGAAATCGCAATGATACAAACTTTAGACAATTTGCTTGAAAGAGATAAGATCACATTCTTAGATTATTTAGAAAGAGTTCCTGAAAATTATATTCCTGATAAGCAAGGTCTTATAAATTCAGAGATAGAAAAACAGCAAGCACAGATGCAACAAGCACAACCGCAACAACCTAACATCGAAGAAATAATTGCAAGTATGAGTCCTGAAATGCAACAACAATTTCAGTCTTTACAACCAGAACAGCAACAAACGTTCATACAAGAATATATACAAGGCGGTGCGTGATTGGTTGCATAACATACATTAACGAAAAGACAAACGATTCTATTCATACATGCCAAATGTGTGATAACACTCAAAAGGTTGGTGATGCAATGGTAATTGATGGTGTATACTACATTATAACTAAGGTAGTGCCAGAAATAACCAACGGGAAATGCAGTATGAAGATATATATCAGATAATGCAAAATATTGTATGCAACAAATTGCATTATTCAGAAAATTATGCTAGAATATGAGGTGAGTAAATGGATAAGATTACAACTGGTTTCATTACAGTTCCAAAAGGTGGCGAAAAAGAAGCTAAAACATTGTTAATTGAACATTTTAAAAAGCTGTGCTATGAACAGTTTGGCAAAAATGCGAATGTTTCAATTAAACTAATACCTATACAGGATATTGTAAAGAACGAAGCAGAAAGATTATCGTTTACTCATGGCTATTCAGCAAGATTAAGAGCCTAACCAAAGGTGAAGGAGAAAAAATATGAACTCATACCAAAGAGTTTTCAATAAGTTTGATTTACAAATGTTTGCAGATGTAGAAGACGACCAAATCGGAACATATGCAGATGAATCTGAGCTAGATGATGGTTCTGACTGGGGAGAAGATGAAGAAGAAAGTTTAGAGGAAACTACCGAAGAACTTGAACAAGACTCTGAAACAACAGAAGAAACTGAAACGACTAGCGAAGAACAAAAAGAAGAACCGATTGATCTAGGCGAAATTGATTTTAAATACCTTCATGAAGCTAAAAAAATCAAAGATATCCCTAGAGAAGAACTTCCAACCATTATTCAAAAGGGTATGAACCATGATAGAGTCCTTGAAAAGTTTACGGTTGCAAACGAAAAACTTGATAGGTTTGAAGAAATTGCAGTCCTTCACAACATGAGTTCAGACGAAATGGCAGAAGTTTTGCTTTCTAACTTCTATAACACAGAAGCAGAAAGAAACGGTACTACACCAGAATTTGAAAGAAGAAACAGAGAAATTAGTAAAGTTAGCAACAAAGAAAAAATGTATAAACGATTTGTCGATAAATACCCAGATGTAAAATCCGAAGACATTCCACAATACATTTGGGATAATGTGAAGTTAGGTGAAGACTTAACGTCTGCTTATGAGGATCACAAACGACAAGACGTTATCAAAACAAAAGATGACGAACTCAACCAATATAAAAGTAAAATTGCAAAACTTGAAGCTGAACTCAAAGTAAAGAATCAAAACGAATCTGTTAAGAAAAAAGCTGTGGTAAAATCCACGACAAACAACGGATCAGATGCGTTAGACGAAGACGATTTCCTTCAAGGTTTTGGAAATTAAGGAGAATAATTTATGGCAATTAATTTAGCTAGTAAGTTTAGCAAAAACATTGATAAAAGATTTAGACTTAAATCTTTAACTGAAATTGCAGTTGGTGTTAAACATGACTTTATCGGTGTTCAAACTGTTAAAGTTTACGCATTTACATCGCAACCTTTGAACGACTATGTACGAACTGGTGTGACTAGATTCGGTACACCTACAGAACTTCAAGATACTGTACAAGAAT